TCCGCGAAAAAGTAATAATTTGAAAACGGTCCTGCGGAGAGGTGCATCCCCACGCCGATGGGATTCGACGAAGCGCCGATCGGTGATCCCGCTTGATTGTTGAAGGGATGACCTGAGTTGAAGGACGTACCGAGATACATGTGAACGCCGTAATGTGCCGCGCTGAACATCGCCTGCCACGGCCCCGAGGCTTCGTTTTCGGCCGCGCGGAGGTTGACGTAGTTCCCACTTTTGTGAAGCGTTGCTGTCCAGCCGGCGCCCTCGACCGCGCTGCGGTCCTGCGTCCAACCGATACTGACGAGCCACGTAACGAGCTTCTGAACTAGATCAGTTGACGAGCTCGCCGTGCCTGTCTGGTAACTCATGCTTCCCCCTTAACTCAGTCGCACGGCGAAAAAGTCCGCCTTCGTGTTGCGGAATACGTTCTGCACAACCAGGTGCTGAACGAGTCCGACGGTGATCGTGTTTTCGACGCTTTGCGAGAATCCCGTCGTCGACTTCACGCCGTCGAGTTCGCCGTAAACATTCGGCGTCGTATCCATCAGAACCACGGGAAGCAATGGGTAGCCGCCGTCGAGATTGGGACGAAGATCGTAATTCGTGCCCTGATCGACATACGCATTCGGCCAAACCTGCCCACGCGCTTGCTCGCCATCCGAGCAGCAGAAGCCTCGCCACAATCCCGAAGGAAGCCGGAGCTGCAGCTGACTCTGCCAGTCCGCCGACAGTGTGCCGGCGAGGGGGATCGCGAAGTTCCGCATCTCGCCGCCCGTGTAGCTCCATCGCCATGTCGGGCTCGTCGCCCCTGGCTCGCCCGAGAGAAACGACATATTCCCTCCCACGACGAGCGGGTATGGAAATGCTCCAGGAGACATATAACTGTTCATGAAGCCGAGGTAGGCGGCGACGTACACCGTTGAGATCTTCGCGACCACGATCACGCGCCGGCCGTTTGCGATGAACCAATACGGGATCGTTGAGTCCCATAGAGTGAGTACTGGAGACGGACCCACCTGCGCGTTGCCTCCGATGTAGCCTGCCTGCTGGTTGAACGGAAGTGCCGCGTTGTACGCCGTGAATCCGCCAAGCCGCCAGTTGTAGTAATCCGCGCTGAAATTGAAGAACGTCTTAGCTCCGACGATGATCGCGTCGAGTCCGCCGTTCCCTGGCGCCTGCCAAATCATCTCCGAACCACTGACGCGCCGGAGCGAGGTCCATGGCGGACACACCGCGAACGTAAATGCGTCGGTCGCGACGAATGCCGTCCCTCCGGCCGTAATCGTGAGGTTGGCCTTTGTGGAAGTGAAAGGCGTGCCCACTGTCCCCGTGCCGAGCGAGCCGGACACTGAGCCCACGACTCCGAACGCCGTCGCGCTTGTAAATGTGACGGTAATCGTTTCCACGACGCTCGCCGAGCCGCCGTGCGCATCGATCGTCCCGTTTCCCGTTCCCACAAACGACGGAGTGAGTGCCATCCCCGTTCCCGTCAGAAACGAATCGAGCTGGTTAAGCAGGTCGCTGTAATCCGTTGCGCTTCCAATTTGTATCGACATCTATTGACTCCTCGAAAGCGCCTTGGATGCCGCCTTCGGATTGTTCGTGAGGTGCTGCAGGATGATGTTTCCTGCCGCCTTGCTCGAGAGGTGCTTCAAGATCAGACCCTCATCGAGGCCAATGCCGAGATTGATATTTGAATCGCCGCCTCCGCCTGAAGCGTTGCCGACAAGTCCTCCCTCAGCGAACTTGGGAAGCGAGAGATGCGCAATCGAAGGAATATTAATCCCACGATTGAGCGCCTCGAGGTTGTGAGCGCCGATCGCGCTCACGGCGGACGCCTTCATCACGAACTCGCCGTCTGAGAGTCGCGCGGGGATTGAATCGGACGTCGGTCCTCCGGGCCCCTTGATCAGCCCGCCTTCTGCAAATCCGCCTCCTCCTCCAGTGCTTCCACCAGGCACGAGACCGCCGCCGGCGAATCCTCCGGACGCCGCCTTCAGGAGCTTTGTCACGACGATCTGGATGTACATCTGAGCAATCATCTTCGCGATGGATGAAAGCACGTCGGATGCGAGACCGCGGAATGCCTGCCCCACGTTGTGAGTGCCCTGCACCATTGTGTCGAAAAATTGATTGAGACCTCCGGTGAGCGAGGACTGAACTCCCTGCTTCACGGTCGCGATTTGCTGTCCCGCAATATTCGTCTCAGTCCGAAGCTGATCGACTTTTTTCTGTGCGTCGTCAGCCTGGACGCGCTGCTCGTCCGTCGCGGCGTTCGCTTTCAACTGATCCGCAATCTGCTGCAGTTGAGGGAGCTGCTGCCGCGTGAGGTCAAGAATTTGTTGGTCCGCCTGGACCTGGAAGAGTTTTCCGTTCGCGACCTTGTCCTGAATCGCCGCCTTCTGATCGTCGAGGATCTTGATCGCATTTGCCGAGTCCTTCTGCTCTTCGGAGAATGCGACCTCCGCCGTTCTCTTTTCCGCATACGCGGCGAGCTGCTTATCGATATCCGCCTGCGTCGCTCCGGACTGCGCGAGAATGATTTGCATCTTCTGTTGTTCGACCGCGATTTCCTGCTTCACGGCTTCCAGCGCGTTCCCCTGCGACTTGTCGATAAGCCTGTTGAATTCGAGGATGGCGTTCTGATTTTCCTCGCGCTTTTTGAACTCCTCCGCGTCGAGCGCCTGGCCTTTGGTCGACGCATCGATCTGGATCTCGCGAATTTTGGTCTGGAGTTCCTCTACCTTCGTGAGCGCCTGGATGCGAGCCGCTTCCTGCTTGTCCGCTTCCTTCGGCGTCGCGGCTTTTGCTTTTGCGACTGCCGCCTTCGCCGCTTCTCCGTTCGCCGTCTCGATGCCGCGGCGGAGGATGTCGACCTCCTGGCTGGCGTCGGAAGTGACCTCGGCGCGCCGGCGGTCGAAATACTCTTTGAGCGACAATTCCCCTTTTTGGAACTGCTCGGTGTCGATTTGCTCGGTCTGCTTCGCATACGCGCGATGGATTGCAAGTTCGTCCTGCAGCTGCTTCTCGAGCAGAGCGAGCGCAGCCCTTGCCGCGGCGTCCGTGGGAGCAGCTGTGGACGTGACCTCGGGAGCGTCGGTTTGTTTTTCCGGACGGAGCCGGGAGAGCCGTTCCTTCTTGCGCTTCTTCTCTTCCGCGTCCGACGGGAACAAATTCGCAACGTCCGACTTCAGCGAGTCACCGAGCGTGCCGTAGATCGCTTTCTGCCGCTGAACTTCCTCGCTGACGATGCTCGTCGAGTTCTTCGCGCCGGCTTCGAGCGTTTTGAACGCCGTGATCAGATGCCCCTGCGAAGCCTGCCCGAGCGCTGTGAAGTCCGCCTCCGCGTCGCTCTTGACCTGCTTCCACGCTGCGGAAAAGATGTCCGCGATAGATTCAGCGACCGTGCCGAGTGTCTGCCCGAGTCCCAGGAACACGAGCGCAATGCCCCGCACAACGTCGCCTGCCGCCTTACCGATCGTCTCGAATGACACGCCGCCCTGCGTACCTGAATCGACGAGGGCCTCGGCGACATCGGAGATCGCCGGGAGCAGCCCCGCCTCGAACTGCGTCGCCATTCCCGCGCCGACATCCGTAAGTTCCTGCATGGACGCCTTAGCTGCGCGGAACGAATCGGTCGTATCCTGATCCAGGAGCAGCCCGAGCTTTGAGACCGATGCCGTTATTTTGTCGAAGCCTTCGCCTGCGATGGCGTTCGCGACGGGAATGATCTCGGCGCCGCCCTTGGAGAAAATCAGCTGTGTCGCCGTGGCCTTCTGGAACCCCGCGCTCATCTGCCCGAGCCGCGTGGTCACGAGCGCAATCTTCTGGTCCGGATTGAGCCCCTGAAAATCCTTCTGCGTGATGCCGAGCAGCTTAAAACCAGCCGCCGCCTTCACGCTGCCCTGCTGGAACTCCGTGATGGATTTCGCCGCCCTGGTTAGACCCTTATCGACCGCCTCCGTCGAGACTCCTACTTCCTCGGCGACGTGATGGAACACGCTGAGAGTTTGCGTCGTGAGACCGGTCTTGTCGGCCATCTTTCCGATGTTGACCGCGGAGTCGAATGCGTCCTTTCCGATGCGCGCGAGCTCGATCGCTCCCGCCGCCGCGACAATTCCCTTAAACGCATTGGCCAGCGAGAATCCGGACGTCGCTGTCTCATCCTGCGACTTCTTCAGATTTTTAAGTTGAGAGGTCAGTTCCTTGATGGCAGCGGAGACACCCGTGTCCTCGGCTGTGAGCTTTACTTTTATCTCGGGAGCGTCGGCCATCGATTAACTCCTCAAAACCCGCGGGAGCGCCGGCGGGTCCGTCTTCCTGCGCTGATGGGGAGCGAGAGCGCTCCACACCAGGAGTTCCACTTCGTAACTTCTGAGCGCCGAAACCCGCATGGATTCGATGTACGCGAGCATGAGGTCCCGGAGCGGCCAGTCCATCACTTCGCGGATCCGCCCCGGATCGTTGCGACCAACAAGGCGAATCAGCGGCGCGAAATCGCCGAGGTCTACTGAGCCGCGTTCTTTGTAGGGGGGACCTTTGCGCTCCGGCTCGAAGATTTCCGGGAAGTCTCCGACGATGGTTCCCCTAATGAAAAAAAACCGATAACGAACCTCACGATGGAAGATCGCATCGCGGCTTTCTCCGTGAAGTCCGTAATGCCGGCAAAGCGAACTGCATTGGCGTCGGCGTCCTTGCGGCTCCACGTCTTGCCTTCCTCAGTAAGACAGCCGGCCAGGATGTGATAGGTTCGCCCGGAAAGCATAATCCGCGTGAGCAGATCCTCGGCGCGCTCCTCCTGCGTACGCTTGACGCCGTCGAGGTCGCTGAGGACCTCGATCGCGCCGGAGAGACGGAGATGCGCGAGGATGTAGTCGTCCTGGTTTGCGGTGAGAGCTTGCGTGATGCTGGAGAACTTCCTGCCGTCGAGCGTGATCGTTTCGGTCATTCATTCCTCCGGGACGGCGTCCGCCGCCCGCTGACTTCAAAGCGAAAAACTAAAACGCGGGGTGTCCTGCGGCGCGATTACGCCGAGCATTGATCACGCCGCACACCCATCCGACGATTCCCAAAGGAATCTCGTAGATCGCGAACGAGATCCATCCGCCGTAAATAAAAAACGGGATGCCGATCGCCGGCACCACTACACACTTCAGGATCGTGAGTCCTGTGACGCCGAGCTTCGCGACGATCCAGGCTGAGATTTTGTTCGTCTCTTTTCCGCCAAAAGCGAGAGCGGATTCGGTTGTGACCGAATCGGCGAGCTGCCCTGATAGGCAAATTGCGTATGCGATGAATGCGAGAACTGATGGAACCATGATGGTCTCCTTATTAAATTGGGGGAGTCTCTCGACTCCCCCCGCTACTCGGGTGCGCCGGATAGCAGTTTTGCGCCTGCTGTCACGCCCGGTCCCTCAGTAGAACGTGTAATCAAAGAACGGTGCAGATGGATGGTTCGCGGTGTCGTCGAGGATGTTTCCATCGAGCGACCAGTTTCCGTAATCGTCCGCGATGAGCCCGAGCTGCCCGTTCGGGTTCAGGTTGCAGCGCCAAATGTCGCAGCCGATTTTCTGGCCATCGACCGGATCAGGCACGAACAAGATGTGGCCCTGGACGAACGGAACGGTCGCGCCCGCGACGTGGTCCTGGCTTCCCACGAGCGTGTGATACGTGATCGTCACGTCGTGCGAGGCGACGGCGGAGCCGACGGGGATGTAGATGATTCCCTGGACGGGATCCATCACGACGTAGTCCGTGCCTGCGGCAAGCGTCACGGAATTCGAACTGACAACCGGCGGAGTGCCGACGTTGTCGATGTTCTTGCTCGCCGTCCGGAAGAATCGCCCGATGGCGTTAGGAGCCTGCGCTGCGGTGATCAGCAATTCGGCCGTGATGGTCGTCGCCGTCGTCGCCACGCTCGTCTTCCCCGCTGACATCTGCGCGATGGCAACGTGCGACGAGGAAAAGTCCGTGCCCGTGATGCTGATCTTCGGCTGGCGCTTTTTCACGGCCGTCGCGATCAACGTCACGTTTTTGTTCAAACTCTGGTACAGCTCAGCAATGTCATCCTTCAAATCCAGTTCAAATTTTGTCGCATTGCCAAGGTGTTGGAACCCGGTAGGTAGCCCGGTCGTCGGATCAAATCTGTCGAGCAGGATTGATCCTTTGCCGAGCATCGGGACGTGCGCTACTGGATAAATGATGCTCACTGTTTCCTCCCTAAGACTTCGAAGTCGGATCTAGCCTGCTAGTCCGAAACTTGATGGTGAAATTCAACTTCGCCGATGCGATCGGAACGTCTCCCTCGCGGGAACTCCACACCGTCCTGCCTTCTTCCGCGCCGCTCGCGAGACCGCCAAACCGTTCATTCACGAGCACCGTCTTTGCCGCCCAAACGAGCACGGGGTCCAGCGCCTCATCCGGTGAGACGCCACTCGAACCCTGCGCTCGGCATTCCAGAGCCAGCGAGAACTGCCGCTCAGTGAGCGGCGCCGCGTAGGTCTGCTGGCCGAGAGTTTTCGGAACATCATCGTCCGCATAAATCAGAATCGCCGGGAGCGAGTCGATCTCGATCGGCCGCGTTCGTTCCCGATGAACCGTCAGTCCCGCGGGACTTCCGGA